GCCGTATTTGCTATTATAACGTCCTTTTTTACTATAAATATATAATATAGTATTTTAGGTATAGACTATAGACACTGCTAGTTATATCAGCGAGTTTTGATGTACCCTACCTGTAGTGTAGTTAGTACACAGGTTGGACATCTATAGAGTCTCGAATGTAGACCCATTTGCGATTATTGCGACTCCCTCTTCTCTTTTTTTCATATCCCAAGTCTTTTAAAATTGATGCAATTTGCATCTGATCAAATCTAGTTTGTCTCTCTACAGGTTTTTCAATTGCTTCGGTAAGTACGATCTCTGTTGTTAACTCACGATTGTAATTTTGTGGACTTTCGATAAAACTTTCTACGACAGTTTTCCAAGGAGATTCAGTTACATATTGTTCATTTTCAATGTTAAGAACTCTCTGATATTTATCACTTAATAAAAGTGATTCTTGGTTTTCCCAACTATTAAAACAAGCACACCATATTTGATCCCTAATTGTTATTAATGTTCCTATATCTATGGGGTCTAATTGTGTTTTAGTGACAGGAATTACAAAGAATCTTCTGTTTCCAGTATCGTCTTGAAGCAAGTTATGCATACGGTTTGAAGTGCCTACAATAATAGATCTTCTTTTAAATCTTTCTGCAACTTTTCCATAAGGAACTCTATAAAGATCAGTTGATTGTGAAAGAAAAGATTTTATATCTCCAGCCATTCTTTTAGAAGTGATTGATTCTAATTCCGACCATTCGTGAATCCATGCGGATGAAAGTACTTGATAGGAATCTTTGCTATGAATATCACGCAAGCTATCGCTAAAAAATTCCCCTGCGAGTGTTGCCCAGAAGGTACTCTTACGACAGCCTTGCTCCCCGATTAGGATACAAGCATTGTCCCATTTACAACCTGGTTTCATTGCTCTGTAAACCGCTGCTATGAGAGTCTTTTTAAGCATCTCATCATAGATTGTTGGTTCATCATATCTTTCATCTTCGGGTCTTAAGAATCTAGTAGCTAATCTATCTATATCAATAGGAGTTGTTTTACGTCCTAATCCTTTTAAATAATCTGTTACTGGATTATATGGTCTTTCTTTTGCAATCTCTACAATGCAATCCATAGCAAGTTCCTTGCTAATCTTTTTACCTTGCTGTGCAACTTTTAAATACCACCGCTCTAAGGAATTAGCCCCTTCACAAATAACAGCATCCTTGCCAGTTCCTAATTGTATCTGTTGTGTATATTCGTTATATCTAAAAGATTCCATACTAGTGCGTGAAGTAGATCTTAATTGCTGTAAAAATTCATTTGCTTGCATTGGTTGCAAACGATCAACAGTCACAACTATTTCTTTAGATGGATCTACAGGATCGACAAATTTTACAACTCTTGGTATTTCAAATCCATGTTCTTTTGCGAAATACCAGAAAGATCCAGCATTGATTTGATGCCCTCCAGATTTAGCAACTTGTCTAATATTTTTCCATTGAGGAGAATGATTTTGCATTAGAAAAATTGCATCTTCTTCTGATCTATTTATCTCTTGACAGGCTTTAATTAAGCCCCAGAGAATATTTCGATACATATCATATGTATTTGTATTAGGAACTCTTGGTGGGATGCAATATAAAGCTTTTTGTATATCTTCAAAAGGTAAAGGATCAAACTGAGTAAAAGTTATAGCTTGTTTTACTTTTTCTGCCTGTTTTTTTGTAGGCAAACAATCTTCTATTTCTTTTACTGTATATTTTTTATCTGAGCTATGGATAATCCTAGTCATAGCATTAGGAGTGCCATCATCATTCATATGATATGTGCCAGGCAATCTCATCACTCTAGAAGGATTTTTTAAGGCTCTATCAGCATCTGCATGATCTAATAATCTCTCTTGTAAAACTCTCCAAGTTTTTGCATCTATACCTTTTTTTAAGATCCAGTAATTATGAATCGACTTACCTCCCGTATCAATCTGAAGAGAAGGCTCTACTAACCCTAATTCTTTCCAAGCATTGATCTGTTCAAATTTGTCCCGATCATCCCACTCTACAAAGACTGCCCTACAATTAGTAATTTCTTTATCAGTATCACCTCCATCATTAATAACTATGTAAACACCACGACCTTCATTTTGACATTTTTGAATCCAGCTAGAATCCGCATGATATTTTTTACCATGATCACGTTCTTTAAGGTGATGACCTTTTGGAAAGAAAGATCTTAACCTTACAGATTTAGGATCTTTGCCTAAGTATTTGCAGAAAGACCGCCATTCGTTGCGATCTAAAACAACGTCCAACATAGATAAGAGACAATAATAGTTTGATGAAGATTATTTAATCTTCAAGATGTTTAGTGCTTCGGATACTGTACGAGCAACTCCTGTAATACCACCAGCATTTTTAACAACTTGAAGCCAATTATGCTGCATATCTGATAGTTTGCCACTTTTAGTCTTAACTTCTATTGATGTAAAGACTGCAAGTTTCTGTCCAATATGAGACTCATCTATGACAACTTCTTTAAAACCAATTAAATCTGAACTACCTTTAGCTAATCCAAATTGAACCCACTTCCCAGTTCTGGGGTTAGGTAACGTGCCTGTTTCATTTCTAAAAAGACGTAAATTTTTTTCTTGTCCGACAGCAAGTCTTATCTCTTGCTGAATCTTAGTCTCAGAATTAGACAAAATAGAGATGTGTAAGTCTAGTAATAAAATAGCACTGGTTGTAAATTTTTGGTACATTAGACTAGTCCTTCCAATCTGGTAGGATAACTTTACGAGTGGTGTCGTAGAAGTTAAACGCGGAAAGCTTAGAAGTAAATCCAAGTACTTCTAGGCTTTTTTAATGTTTACCAATCCCAAGCATCATTCTTTTTCTTTTTAAGAAGTTTTTTATTATTTCTATTTTCGATAATTTTTTTTATATTTTCTGGCATTCTTCTAGTTCTTTTATTTTTCCGATGTTTTAAGGTGTTATACACCCAGCCATCAGAGTAGCCTAGTATCCTTGCAACCTTTTCTAATTCTGCTCTAGTTCTAGCAGCATTAACTAAATCTTTTCTTTGCTTATCAAACATTTCATTTTCTGATTTGTTATAAGCATTTAATTTGTTTTGTACTGGATAAATTTTACTTTTAGATGTTTTATGTAATTTTGGATTATTACCACAATCAATCCACTTAATAATTTTACTTTCTTTTATCATTCCATCCTTATCAGCTAGATGTTGTAATGCATCTCTTGTAGCTCCTATTGCATAAGTATCGTGAAATTTAAAAGGCATAAATTTTATATCATCTGAATAACAAAGAAATACATATTGTCTATTGTCTTCTATATCTAAATAAAGATCTCCCATGTCAAGATTAAATTTTCTTTGCAAAACTTCTAACTTACCTTCTGCTTCTGTAAGTTCTCTTTGTGTAGGAATTATTTCATGACCACAGGCAGGGCATATCTTAGATGGTCTAAAGGTAGCAAAACAAACCTTACAAGTTTGTACGGCTGGAGCTTTTTCAAATTTACGTTTAGATCTAGGTTTGCATTGTAATGACCATTCTCTTGGCTCATCTACAAAACCATGTTCTCTTGTATTACCAACGTGATCTAATATTATGGCTGTCTTATTCTTTTGTGGTCTAAGGATACGTCCTACTTGTTGCATATATAATCCCATCGATTTGGTTTTTCGCAGCAAGATTGCACAAGCAACTTCTGGAATATCAGTACCTTCAGAAACTATCATGCATGAACATAAGACTTGAACAGAACCATTAGCTAAACCTTGTATAGCTTCATCTCTATCTTTTTCTTTCATCTTGCCATCAACAACAGCAGCTTTATATCCAGCCTTCTTAAATTTTTCACAAGTAATTTTTGCGTGATCGATTGAAACACAAAAAGCTATAGCTGGTAAACCATCTGCGTGTGCTTTATATTGCTCTACTGCATCTCCAACAATATCTGCTTGTATTGTTTCTTCTGCTAACTGCTTAAGGTTATAGTCACCACCGATAGTTTTTATCTTAGATACGTTTAGGTTATTAGGTGGGGCATAAACAATATGAGGAGCTAAAAATCCTTTTGATACAAGATGAGGAATATTTACACCAACTACTAAATCTTCAAAATAAAACCCTAAGTTATTTCCGTCTAATCTTTCTGGAGTAGCTGTTACTCCTAAAGTAATTGCGTCTGGATATTTGTTAAGAACTTTAGTCCAAGTATTATTAGGTGCTACATGATGAGCTTCATCAACAATAATTAGATCAGGTTGAAAATGACTCATAAAGTTAAGTCTATTTATTAAAGTCTGAACAGAAGCAACTTGGATACTGCATTGTTTCCAAGGTTTCCCAGATTGAATTACACCATGCTCTACATCAAAAGATGTAAGTTTATCGCTGGCTTGTTGTACAAGTTCTTTTTTATGAACAAGAATTAAGACGTTTTTATCGTTTTCAAAGCAATTTTTAGTAATTTTAGAGAAAATAACAGTTTTTCCAGCACCTGTAGGTAATACAAGCATTAACTTCTTCTTACCTTGATTTATTTTCTTTTTTAAAGCATTAAGACAATCTTCTTGATACTTTCTTTTTTCTAGCATTTTATCCTAAAAGGTTGCATTTTATATTAATAGCATATATGATATAGCAAGATATGTCAATTCTATGTACAAACCAGTAGTCATGACAAATGACGACTATCACAAACACAAGAATTACTCCAGCACAAATGTTAGAGCTTTTCTTGATAACGATGAAAAAGGATTGGCTAGTTTAGTTCCGAGTACTAAACCGCCATCCAAAGCAATGATTGAAGGTACTGCTGTTCATGCATATATAGGAGAACCTCATTTATTTAAAAGAGATTTTGTTTGCAAACCTGTGGATCTATCTCTTAGAACAAAAGAAGGAAAACAATGGGCTGCTGATAACGCAGATAAGATTGTTCTTGATACTGAGTTCTACAACAACTTACCTCATATCGCTGAGTCTTTTTATAGGAGTCCAGCTAAAGATATATATTTAAAAGATGGTTTAGTTGAAAGAAGTTTTTTCTGGGAAGATGATTACGGAGTTTCTTGCAAGTGCCGACCTGATTGGATTAGTAAAGACTTTCGTAGAATCATCGATCTTAAAACAACAGCCGATGCACATCCAAGAAAATTTAAAAGATCAATCGTAGATTACCGTTACGATATCCAAGCTGCTTTTTATATGAGAGGTGTAGAAGTTTGTACTAAGGTTACTCCAGAAGTTTTTTATTTTATAGCAATAGAAAAGGTAGCACCTTTCTGTGTTGCTGTTTATCAGATTACTGATGATTGGTTATTAATAGGCCAAAAAGATGTTCATGAAGCTTTATACCGAATAGATCGTGTTATTCAGTCAGGAGAACCGCAAGGCTATACCCCAGAAATTATGGCACTATCTCCTCCAGAGTGGATAAATAGTCCATCAAAGAAAAAGGTTACACCTTTAAATTATCATGAAATCCCTTTGTTCTAATGTCTTTTGAAATTAAACGCATACAGCAAAGACTGGACGAATTAGAAAAAGATTCTAAGGGCATCGAGATTATGAGGCTTGTTTTACTTGAAGTAAACGAAACCTTAATTGACATCAAACAAAGATTATTACAATTGGAGATCAATCAAAAATGACATCAGAAATCACACCAACAACAAATGACGAGTCTTCTATCTATTTACAGGATTCTGCATTTGAAATGGCACAAAGACAAGCTAGAAGTTTAGCTGCTTCTACTTTAGTTCCAACAGAATATAGAGGAGAACAAGGTTTAGGTAATTGCATTGTTGCATTAGACATTGCAAAACGTATGAACATAAGTCCTCTTACTGTTATGCAAAATCTAATCATTGTACATAACAGACCATCTTGGAGTAGTGCTTGGATCATTGCACAAATACAAGGTTGTGGACGCTATGAAAATTTTAATTATGAATTATCTGGCGAAGGAGAAAAGATGAAATGTTATTGCACTGCTATTAGAGTTAGTGATGGTAAAAACATTAAAGGATCTACTGTATCTATTGCAATGGCAAAAGCAGAAGGCTGGACTAGAAATAGTAAATGGAGAACAATGCCAGAGCAAATGCTTAAATATCGAGCAGCAACATTCTTTGGCAGACAATACATACCTGATCTACTATTAGGTGTACAAACAAGTGAAGAAGTTGTGGACATCACACCTCTTGATGTAACTCCTGTAGAGATTAATCCAAGTCTCAAGAAAGCAAAAGCAAGTGCTGAAGGTGCTAAAAACATTACGGAGAAACAAGATGACTTCGACTTCTAATAATCCTGTTTACCTTACATCTAATGAACTCGCCGAAAGATGGCGAGTTTCTATTAGTTCCGTTATCAGATGGAGAGAACAGGGTAAACCCCCTGCTTTCTATAAAATCAACGGCAACATCCTTTATAAGCTGGCCGATATAGAGGATTTAGAGAAGGCCAATCGTAAATCTACTACCTCTAACTAATGACTTTTAAGATCAAATTAGCAGTCTTTTCTAATACAGATGAAGACCATAAAAGAGTTTATGGTGACAACTATGACTCAAGTAAAAACTATCCTAAATACTCAGGACAAATGCAAATCCCTGAGTCTGAGTTACCTAAATTTATCGAATACTTACAAAAATGTAAGCCTGATCACAATGAATACTTAGGTGAACCAGCAATACCTGTTAAAGTTAATGGATGGTTATCTACATCTAATAAAGGTGTAAAGTATCAAGGTCTTACTTTCGAACCTGTTTTTAAAAAACAGAAAGAAATTGAAGAAGGAACTAATCAAGCAGATCCTAAAGACTTCAAACTTACGGAGAAAAAGCAAGACGAGGAGTTTCCTTTTTAACTATAGGGGCATTGTTCTGGAAGAGTTCATGTAAGCCCCCGACTTATTTACTATGAAAATTGATTTAACAGAACGAGAATGGAGAAACATCAAAATAGGTTTACTTCAATCAATTTCTAATGCTGATAAATGTTCTAAATGTAATTTTGACGATAATCCTTTAATAAAAGAACTTTTAAAATTACATGACAAAATTTCTGTAGCAATGGAAAACGAAAAAAACAAACCAGAAAGCGACCCTTTTGACCCTTATAAAAGAAAATATTATGCAAAATTAGGTTACTATCAGCAATTAACTGCTGCCGATATGATGGGTTTAAAATCTGAGAGTTCTTTAGTTAGTTATAGAAAAAAAGGTGTATTAAAAGAAAATATACATTGGATAAAAACTGTTGGTAGGGGGATTTCATATAATCCAGAAAAATGTAAACTAGCCATAAGAAAAGCAAAATTAGGTTACTAATGACAAAAGTTGAAAAAATTGCAGCAGCAAAAAAACGTATTGCTGAACTAGAACTTCTTATTAAATTATGGACAAAATGACAAAATGGGAATTAATTCTGTCTAAATTAGAATTACCATCAACAAGGATGTTGTTTTCACAACAAACAAACATTTTAAAGATTGATGAAAATGAAGTTGTTATTGCAGTTTCTCAGAATTGGTCACCAATGATAAAAAGCAGAAAGGATCATATTGAAAATGCTGTAAAAAAAGTTTTTGGTGATAATGTAGCTACAAAATTAATAACTAAAGAAAAAAATATTAAAAATGTTATTCCTTATGTATTACCAAAACAACCAAAACAACTTAAAAAAATTAATGAATATAATATAACTCCAATTCCTACTAAATATAATGGAGTACAATTTAAGTCAAGATTAGAGGCTAGATGGGCTGTATTTTTTGATTATTTAAATATACATTGGGAATATGAACCAGAAGGATTTAAGTTAGATAATAAAAATAATGCTGACTCATATTATTGCCCTGATTTTTTAATTCGTACACCACAAGACGAAGATATGTGGATAGAAATAAAGCCACATAATATAAAGCAAAGCGATAAATTCGATAAATTTAAAAAATTTTCAAAATTTAAACGAGTTTATTTATTATCTGGACAACCAAGTGATGTCCTAAAAAATACTTCTTTCTGTCCTCGATGTGGATCTTTTGAAGTAGATACTATTTTAAAACGCATGGTGATAAATGAAGAGAATTACCAAATAATGCAAGACGTATATTGTTGGCCTTGTGATACGGAAACTCCATCTGGAGGTGGACATTCTCCTGATTTTCAAAATATTTGTAAAATTCCTATAACACCTCATAAAGGTTTTCTGCAAATAGAAAAAGAAGATTATTTAAATTTTGCATTTACCGTTTCTGATGCTTGTGACTTTGCAAGAACATTTGACTTTTATCCACGTAAAGGAAAAAGAATAAGGAGAGAATTTTGTGACTGATGCTAAATTAAGTTAAAATAGAATGAAAACTATCTCTATCTTTATGGCTTTAAATTTTTATAGTAAACAATTAGGAAAAGAAATATGTCTCGATGCTTTATCTAAGATTAAAGGTGCTGAGTTAATTATTTTAAAAGATGAAATAGAATATGCTATTGAATCTATGAATAAAAGTCTTATAGAAATAAAAGCACAAAAAGAAAGAGATAATGAACCATATGATAATGAATGGCATCAAAGAGTTAGAAGAAAACAAAAAGTATGTGAGGCTTTTCTACTAGAAATTGCAAAACAAGACGATTTGTTTGAAATTATTTATAAAAACTGCTTTGCTGAATTATTATTAGAAGTAATTAGCCATGAAGAATATAGAAAAATAGAGCAAAGTGCAAAAGTTAAAACAGAATTTATTTTACTTGAAATGAAACAAAAATTATGAAATCAAACAACTTTCCAGACAAAGAAATATTAGCTATGACACCTGATATGGAAGGTGTTACCAGACCAGAAAAAAGTAAAAAAACAAAAAAATTTACTTTTATAGTAAAAGGAAATGGTATCGGATCTTCTCCTATGAAAATATCTACATATGCAGAGTCAATAACTAAAGCAATTAAATATGTAAAAGCACGATGGAAAAATTGTAATTGCGAACTTATCGATTAGTCTTTTTAGTATTCTTTGTTCTTGTTTTATCTATATGTTGTCCAGCTTGGCTTACAAGTTTTAATAAACGTAAATTATCGTTTGCGAGTTTTGATATTAAATCAGGCATCTCATCTGGATCTAATACGTCATACATATCTCTTAAAAACATTTCCACAGCAAACTCTTCTTCTAAACTAATTTCCACTATCATCCAATCGTCTGGTTTACGTCTACTTTTTTTAGTAAACCAACTCGACCAAGGAATTTGTATATCCATGATGTCAGGAAACTGTAACTTATTATCAATTTATCTTAAATTTTTATTAAGTAAAGCTTATAAATTGTTATTAATATGAATAGATACACAACAAAATCATGCCAGGACACTACGGAACAGGAAAAAAGAAAAAGAAAAAAGGGACTAAGAAAAAATAGTTAGTCTGGTAAAGAAGAAACTTTTCTACTAGGGAACAATTGTCTTTCTAAAAAATCAACAGCTTGATCATCTAAATTATTTGAAGTTTGCTTACAAATTGATCTAAGCAAATCAATGACCAATTGTTTACAAGCTGACGTAGAAAGAAACCTTATTAATAAAGGTTTTAAGATCTTTAACATTTGTTTTACTTATAACATTTATTAGTCTAGCTTATTTAGCTATATTTAACATAAGGGTAAGATCTGATCTGCTCTTACTCCTCACACACACTAAGCTCTAGTATTTTTTAAGTTTTTTACTAGAGCTTTTTTATCGTTTTGGCCTAATTTCTGCAACAGCTATATCTAACGAATTTAGTCTTCCATAAATATCTCTCATATCAGCGTGCATATCATCCATCTTTTCTGATATTAATTCTACTTTGGTTAGTAAGCTAACTACATCTTCTCTATTTTTTTTGCCTCTATAGCTAAGTGAACCAGCAGAAACAAATACTGCTGTTAACACCGCGCCACCTGTTGCTGCAAGAAGTTCTACCACTTTTCTGGTTTGTGTCTATAGTTATAGTATATATCATGTTACTTGTATGGAAGAACAACAAGAAAGCAAGATCGAAACTATTGTAAAAGTTTCAATTCTTATTTGGAGTGCTACGCTTCTGACATTAAGCTATATGGAACTTCCTAGTGGCAAAAAAATTGTAGATTTTGATCCAACTTTTATTGCTTCAATTTTTTCGGCATCTACAGCATCCCTGGGCTTAAGTATTGGCAAAAAAAGTAATAATGGCAATACTCCCAAAATTGTGGATAATAAAGATAACAAAAACGTAACACAATGAAAAAATTTTTACCGCTTTTACTTTTACTGCCAACTGCAAGTTTTGCAGATATCACTTCATCAATCAGTTCAAGTATCCAACTAGAAGTTGCTGCACCCGGTACTACAGCAGATCGAATTGGAAATTCTTACTCTGTTTCTGGTACAGGTGTTACTACTACTGACGGAACAACGGCAGGGTCAGTGGGAGGTCTAGGAGCAGTGACTTCGGGGGTCAATGCTTATACAGCAATTACTGCATCACAATTAACTGATGGCGAAAGTTTCACATATAACGTTTCTCACACTACTGGGGACACGATTGAAACATCTTTGACGGTAGGCGAGGTTAGCCCATTTGGAGATTTAACAAGTACTTCTGGAGGTACAGTAGGGGATTTAGATGGTACTGTTGACAATCATGTTATTTCAGTCACCGCTGGAGGGGCTGGTACTACAGCAACAGCTTCTTATGTAACTTCTGTCACTTTGGATTAAAAATGAGCTATGCGGAAGCTTTTATTACTGTTTTTTATATATGCTTTACCAGCTAACGCAAATATTGTCCCTAATTTTACAACCGGGACTATGTCGAGTACCACAAATACACAGACAACAATTACAGAATCAATTACTAGTAAAGATTATAAAACAGGATATGAATATACCGTTACAGGTGTTGGTATTAGTGCAGATGGCGATATCTCGCCAGATGCAACTAACGTTACAGGAACAGTAGGAGGTCAAAGTTATACATGGAAAGGAGCAGATATGACAACAAAACCAGACTGGACACTAACAGATCCTACGTCAGGAGATGCCTTTCAATTCACAGAAAGTTATTCTGCGCCCGGTCTTCAGAACGTCACGACTATAAATCGCACCATAGAAACAGAATCGGTAGTAACCTCTACATCTGTCTTTCAATAGCTCTAATGCCTACAGGTGTTTTAGCTAATTCTGTAAGTCAATCAAATAGTGGAAGTGTAACTAATCAAAACTGGAATGTTAATAATGGAGGATTTCATACCAATCAATATGGAGGCGGTGTTGTTTGCCAAGGAGCAATGATGACCATAACTCCGTTCACTACATTCAATACAAATTATCGCAAGCCATATCGAGATTTTTATTACACCCCGGTGTACGATGAGACAGATATTGTTGGTGACTTTGATGATGACGGTAACCCTATAGGAGACGGAACGCCCGATAATCCTGGAGATATTCTTTTCTATCAACAAAACTATTCTGGTACTAATAAAGATAGTTTTGCACTTGGAACAGGTATCACATTAAATTTTAGTATTCCGTTAGATCGTCAATATACAAAACAATGCAAAGAAGCAGCGCAAGTACAAAACGACTTAAACAAACAAAAGCTTAAGAACCTTGAGTTGGATTGGCATATGGCACGTTTACGTCATTGCGGAGAGAAAAAAATTGCCGGGATAGAATTTACAGCCGACTCTCCTTACTACAACTTATGTAAAGATATAAAAATCGTACCTAAAAAAGGTCAAGTTATTCCGCATCAACATTCTTTGACTTCCGAGAAGTAACTTTTTTTATAGCAGTCTTGATAAGGTTTTTGAGTAAATTAGCTATTATGGGACTTGTAGCAGCCGTAATTGCAATAAGGCTAGTGCTGATAATAAGAGGAGGAGATGGAATCCAACGGTCAATAAATCGACTTTCTTCGAATAAGGTAATACAGGTTTTGCCATCTTCTGAAATTTTATGACCTACAACCTTTTCTAACCTATCTTCTGATGCAAACATACCTACTCTTAAATCTTTGTCACCTGGGCATTTTATAAAAAACTCTTCTTCTTTTTTTTCTGGTAACTTAGGTGTTTCTTGGTTGTATTGAACTTGTTCTTCGTTATTAGTTTTTTTCTCTTCTTTTTTAGCTTCAGTAATTGTTATTCTCGTCCTGTCATACAATAATGGTTTAAATGTTGGCATTGAACCACTAGGACAAGAAATAACTGTACCTGTAGGATCATCTTCATATAATGCAGTATTTTTAGGCGAAGCATCTCTGTGATACCTTACACAACCAGGTAATACAATAGACGGTAGTGGTATGTTTAAAACTTGGTATGGATTATGAGTTGGTATATTAATTTTTGGTATTTCTACCTTTGGTATATATATCTCAGGTATCTTTATCATCTACATCTCCAATAGAAATAGACCAGCCATCTTCTCCAAATGTACCTTTTTCTATTACTTTAGGCTTTTTTATTTTTTTATCTAACTCTTCATGATACTTTTTTATATCATTATCAAGTTCTAAATTAAACTTTTGCATTCGCATCCAATGAATAATTTTATCAATGTAATATTTCACAAGTTTTTTTAAAAATCCAAATATCATTTATTGCTCCCACTTACCTTTTGTTTCCCATTCTATATATTGCCTGTTGCGTTGTTCTACAAGTTTCCAGAACCACGCATTTGGGTCATCTGGATTAATTTTTGGCAAAGGTTGTAGTTTTTTTATCTGCTTTTCTAACTCATCAGCCACTAACCAATCCATATGTTTCATAACTTGTCCAAGTAACTGATTTTCAAAAGCTGGACTTTTCATGTATAAAAACACCATGAACCCCGATCCAAATGTAATTCCAGATGTAATTAATGCAAGAACAGCAATAAAACGAGTCCTTATACGACTTGATGTACGCTGTGATTCTGTCATAAGGGTAAAGATTTGCCTGTAAATTTAGGTATTTTATTTTCTATTAATTTTGGAATTTTTTTCTCTATCTCTCCCATTAATTTATTTTTTACATTACGTTCAAATTCTGGACTTGTTACATATTTATATGTAAAGAATCCACCGCCTAAAATTCCTAAAACAAGAATTGTAGATAAGATTGTTAAAACGTCTAAAATTTTTCTATACATATGTTTAGAGAAGCATTTTTAAAAGCATTAGTGCCAATGACTTTAATTACATTTACAGCAATAATGGCATTATGTCCACTATATCTAACTATGAGTTTATTAACTAGACAACTCACAGAAAAAACTACCCCATAGGAATAAATCTTGGGGGATTAGGTCTGTAATATTTTGGAGGAACACAAGGTCTTTTTAAACTGCATTTTTTGGGCTTTCTTGGCATACGGCATACAGTTACACCGCCACTCCCTTTGCATCTTTTCTTTTTCTTTGGTCTACCCTCTGGAAAATGATTTTTTGGTCTATTTGGATTACCTTCTGGAGATACACCAGCTTCAATGATTGTTGGGAATAATAACCCGATCAAAAGGAACGTTGAAAATACTTTTTTTACCACAAAAATAATTAGTAAATATTTTTAATTATAATAATTAACTAATTTGCGTCAAATTATGTTTCATTATTTTTATCTCCTATTATTACTTGACGCATACCTGAGAAAGGAGTAAACCATCCTGTCAGTATATATTTATCATTTTTTAAGGGAGGATTTCCCCTGTGTATATGTGTCCAAGATCCCGGCCAAAGTAAAGCTGTATTTCTTTTTGGTTTCACTCTTTCTCTTTGATATAAAAACTCTGTTTCTCCACCTTCTTCTACATCATTTAAATATATCATCCACACAACAGCCCTAGAAGTTTCGTAATACGATAAATTCTCACAATGCCATTCATGATATCCTTGTGAAGGAGAAGTTTTTTGTAATAAAGTACATGAACTTGTCCATTTCGGAAGTGAACTTAAATAAGGATATTTCTTTATATAACTAATTAAAGTTTTATGAATTAATTGTTCATTAATCCATCTTGCTAAATCAGGAAAAAAAGGTTCAAGAACTACTTGTAAATCTTGTCTGTAATGTTCAGTATTAAAATTATTATCAGTATAGTTTTTACTGCTATCAGCAATTTTTATAAGTTTATCAATATGTTCATCCTCTAAGACATTCTCAAACCGACAAAGAAAATTTTCCAACATAATTTAACTTTATTCTGGTTTTGTAGGCCAAGTAACTGATGATAAATCTAACTCAAAATTTTCATCTAGTTTTGGTGTAGAATTAGCTGGTAAATCTCTTAATGCTTGTCTATAAGTTTTCCATTCATTAGATATTGCAACTCCAGTTTCTTGTGATACGACAACCATCCAATCACTTTCAGAAATCAATTGATTTCTTTCATCACGCAATAATTTCATTGGTTCTGCATTATCTAGTTCAGCAATTTTGTCGTTAACTTGTTTTTCTGTTGGCGGTGTTTGAGAACTATCTAACCATACAATGTCAGAATACTCTGTGCCATCTATATTATATTGATAATCTGTCTCAAGTTGTTCTAATGCGTCAGCTATAGTGTATTTCATAATTAAGTAATAATTTCAATAGCCATAAGAGATGCGCCTTGTTCAACGGTTACACTTGTATTGTTACCGCCCCCAGATCTCTTTAATTTTAAACGATATGTAACATTATTACCACTATGATTTGTAGTATCTATATACGCTTGACCTAATGGAGTAGTAAAAGTAGGGTTACCTTTGTTATGGAATTGTTCTTTTCCAACAGCACTATTTCCTCTAAAAATATTTGTGTAAGCGGAAGCTTGTTGCCCAGAACTGTTACCAGAACGTCTACCTAATGCAGCACCTACAGCAATCACTAGTATGTCTGAATTTGTTGTTACAGGGTTAATAGTAACCTCTATTGCGGTCTGAAATGATGTTGAAGTTGTTGTAAAATCACTATTTCTACGAGTTTTTTCTGCTTTTACTAAAGCATCTTGATCACTAAAAGTAGGTAATGTTGCAATTGATGTACCATCACCAAAATGTATAGTCATAATGATTTTTCTTTTCTTTAATTATATCTTAAACAGGAATCATGGCTATTTTAAATTTTTTACCAGATCTGTTATTAATCATAAATATATCATTTTCTCCTTCTTGTAAAGTCCAATCCCCCCAAGTGCCATCAACTTTGTTTGGATTTTCTTCTCCATTATGAAAGTGCATATCTTGAACATATAAATTCTTCCATCTCAATGATGTAGAACCTAAGTTATAAGCGTTATTTGTCCAAGGATATAAATGTTTAACTTTACAAGAGTTTGTTGTATCGGTTCTAAATACTTCTGTATTATCGCTAAATAATCTTACATCAGCATCATCTTCACAAATAATTGAATTTTCACCATCTCTTGCCTGTATATAAATATTTGCGTTGTCGTTAGATCCAGCATTTCTTATGTAAAGATGACTAGTATGATTATCAATGTAAGATTGACTCCCATTATGATACAATCTCATATCTGCACCAGCCCCTAGACGGACTTCATAACTGTCTTGCCACTCTGTATGCCCAGTAACATTATCATTAGCATCTGACCTGATGAAACTAGAAGCTTGTAAACCGTCAACTGTATCAGCGTCTGTAGCACTAGCAACCGTACCTGATACTCTTGCTCCAATAACATTTGCAGAACCATCAATAACAGTAATAGCGTCTACTTGAAAACCACCATCAGCCCTGAATAATCTAGGGGTGTAAATATTCTTAGCTGTTTCTTGGTTGATTCTTAGCCATGTACCATCTTCGCAACCTATCTCTCCCATTCTTGTAGTTCCGTTATAGAACTGAAGATGATCTGAAACATTATTATCAGCTTTTTTAATATGTAATTCAGTTTGTGCAGAACCATCTCCAATTGTGAGAGTTCCTGTCATTGTGTCATTAGCATCTGACCTTACAAATTGGCTTGCTTGTAAACCGTCTACTTTATCAGCATCAAGATTAGAACCAGAACCATCATTTTGATCGTTCCAAATTTTAGCCCACGCACGATTTGAACCACTACCACCAAATGTTGAGCTATTACCACCTCTTATAAAATAATTATCACTATTGTAGTTAGCATATATTTGAAATCCTGTATCACTACCATTATTGCAATTTAATAATGTTCCATAACTATTTATTCCACTTGTGCCATTTGTAATACCTGTATTAAGTCTATAGACTCCAGCTGATTGAGCAGTATTTAAATTTGCATTAGAAGTTGCATTTGACTTCATAAAATTACTACTAATTCTGGCATCAGGTATTGTTCCAGAGGTTAAAAGTGCTGCTGAATGATTAGGTAGTCTTGCTGCATTAAGTGTTCCAGCGTTTATATTTCCAGCATTTCTGTAGTAAGAACCTTCTTGACCATCTAGTTTGTCTGAATCTAGACCACTTGCAGAACCATCATTTCCAGCGTGCCAAACCTTGCTATTATTAACCCTTAGTTCTGCTGCTCCATCAAAATTGCATATATTGTCATTGTCATCATCAATTAAGATTAAAGTTAAACCACTTTTAAAAATAATCCCCTCACCCGGATCGTTAAAAGCTAATGAATTTACACCAGTAATATCATAATTATTACCTGTAATTCCTCCATTAGCTAAATCCCCTACATTTATTCCATTACTAAATGTAGCAGCAGGGAAGTTCCATGTACTTGTATTAACATTTATACTTCCTAAATCTTTATTTCTTGCACCATCAACACTTGTGTTCCAAAATCCATCAAATTCAATAGACTGACTAGAATCCCATCTTATTTTCATTCCGTATAAACTTTGCTCACCAATCCCTAAAAATGGTTGAGAATTTGTTGTACCACCCATCAGTTTTACACTTCTTGAGTCTCCAGAATCAACTATATGACCAGCTAAACTAAGTGTTCCTGTATAAGTATCATTAGCATCAGACCTTAATAAACTAGCTCCCTGTATTCCATCTACTTTGTCAGCGTCCAAACCACTTCCACTTCCGTCATTACCTTGATGAAATACGGTATTTCCGTCAATTGTTATCGCTGTACCTGTTATAAGTGTCTGATCTGATGCTGTACCACCTTGCCAGTTTGCGTTAGCAGAATCAGGTGTATTAACACTTAGACCAGCTTCAGCATTTACATAAACATATTCTCCTGTTTGACCTGAGACTTTTCCGTTAGACTCACCAGCATTTAAAATTAACTGTTGTCCATTACCTGTTCTTACTTCACTAGTTTGTACACGTGTAGCTGGTGTAATAATGTCAGGAATCCTTGCATCTGCTATTGTTCCTGTCAATTGACCAGCAGGGATATTTGTTAGTGAAGCACCAGAACCGCTAAAAGTTGTGGCTTTGGCAGTTCCAAATACTTCAAATTTTTCTGTATTGTCGGTATAACCACCAAAACGTGCAATTGCGGTATATGAATTAGCTGTACCATCAGAGGAATCTATATATAAAGGAATACCTCCACCTTTATCATCTTTTCTTATTCTTGTTCGATATCGACCATCTTCATAACCAGCATCAAACATTAAACCTTTAGTAGTATTAGTATTATCAATATCTCCAGTAACTATGCGAACATGACCTGTAAATTCAATATCTCCAGTAGCAGTATCATTTGCATCAGACCTTAAGAAACTAGCACCTTCAATTCCATCAACAGTATCTGAGTCCAGCCCAGAGCCAGCACCATCAGAAGATGATGTCCAAATTTTTGACCATGCCCTAGTTCCACTATTATGTGTACTTCTTATATAAAATTTTTGATTGAAGAAACCACCAGCTATTTGCATTGAATAGTAATTAGCTGTATTACTATGTGTCTTTGCAATTAAGTGATACCAACCATTAGTAGTCTCAGGCCAACCTTCACCAGTTGTAGCTGTAGAAGTTTCATAAAAACCAGAATCAAATCTTGTGGTTATATCGTTTTGAGTTTGTATTTCTCTAACATAATTGCCTTCTATAGCATCAAGTTTTGTACCGTCAGCAGCTACGTCACGACCATCTACTGTTCCTGTTACTGTTATGTTTCCTGTTACGTCAAGTCCACCACTTGTTATATCAAGTCCAGCAGTAATATCAATGTGACCATCTGTATTTATTTTTAATCTAACTGCATTGCTATTGGTAATATCTTCAATATGAAATGCACCGCCTTCTACATATTGTCTATAATCTGGATTTCCGTCTGATTCTTGAAAACTTAATATTGGTGTTGTGCTGTTGATTGTAAGAGCATTAACACTTGTATTCCCATTAGAATCAAGAGTCATTGCTGTAGTATTCATATTTACTTGAAATACTAAAGCTTTGCCTGTTAAGGCTCTAACAATAGGATTGCCGTCTGTGGCTGTGAAACTTAAATGACCAAGTGCAGACGTATCACCCCAAGCAACAGAAGCATTACCATCTCCTAGTAATGTTGTAGCTCCTGTTACGTCAATACCACTTGCAAAATCTACGTTGGTTAAAAAGTCAACGTGACCATCAGTATTTATTTGAAGTCTAGTTGCATTATTAGTTGTATCTTGAAATCTTAGAACACCATTTATATTCCCAAGCTGATAATCAGGATTATTATTATCATCAGAAAATGTAATAACAGGATTATTCTTATTAATAGTTAGATCGCCAGTTAACGTGCCACCTGCCAACGGGAGTTTGGTTGCTATTGAGTTGGTGACAGTTGTTGAGAAATTAGCGTCCGCACCTAAAGCATCACTAAGTTCTTTTAATGTATCTAATGTTGATGGTGCTGAATTAACTAGATTTGATACTGCTGTCCTTACATAAGCTGTTGTACTAACTTTAGTTGAGTTATCAGATTGAGCTTGGGTTGTAGCTGTAACCCCATTGGTCAATACACCAGAACTAGAAGTTAAGCCACCAAATAAAGTATTTCTTGCTGCAATATCAACTCCGTCAACTGTTCCTGTAACGCTTATATTTCCTGTTACTACTACACCATTAGTATTAACTTTAAATCGTTCTGTTGGAGTGATTACATCATTACTTCCACCAGTTACTTGATCATCAGCAAAAATTTGTGTAGCACCATTATTAAACCTAATCATACTGCTACCGCCCCAATTGCCTTGAGTATATTGATAGGCTGATCCAGTTGAACCTGATGTAAGGTTCATGTTTATACTAAAAAATCTACCACCACCTTGCCTGTATTCATAAATTGAGAAATGTCTATCATTTGTAGCACCATTATCATCAATCCTTAAAGCTTCTTGTAGTCCAAAACTTGTATTCGGAGAATCGGGAGTAGTATCTATAATTAACGTGCCATCTGTTATGTCAATATTGCCTGTCACATCAATACCAGCACCAACATCTAAATTGCCAGCTATATCAACGTGTCCATCTGTATTTATAAGTATTCTATCTGTAGTATTGGTTGTGTCTCTAAATCTTAAAGCACCATTTATATTACATATTTGATAATCTGGGTTGTTATTATTATCAACTAAATTTATTGCTGGATTAGCATTTGTAATAGTTAAATGACCAGTTGAAGTTATAGCTCCTGTTACGTCAATACCAGCCCCAACGTCTAAATTGCCAAGTACATCAACATGACCATCTGTGTTTATTTTTAATCTTTCAGCGTTATTAGTGGTGTCTTTAAATGTTAAAGCACCACCATTTCCTGATATTTGAAAATCAGGGTTATCATTTGTCTCGGTAAAAGTCAGAACAGGAGCAACACCTTCTATAGTTATTTGATTGCCAGTAGTTTTTATTGTTCCGCTTGTAACTATATTTTGACTACCAAAATCAGGAGAGATTTTTGAACCAGCTATAGCTGCATCTGAAGCTACTTTTGCATTATTAATAACCCCACTATCAATCGTAAAAGTTGTACCGCCATTACTTATTGTTAGATCTCCTTTATCTCCATCAGATAATCCAGTGCCTATTTCAGCTATATTACCGTCATCTTTTTTAGTAAATAGTTTACCGTTATCAGTCCTTAAAGCTACTTCTCCTACAACTAAGTCACTGGTACTTGGATTGCTGCCAGTTCCTCTCTTAAGTTTAATTCTGTTAGACATTGGTTCACCTCCTTAAATACTGGTCAGCTATCAATAAACCCCTCCATCTATATCAAAACCAGAAACTGTGCCATTTTCTAAAAATGTTATTAAATCAGACAAAGCAACTTGAACCATAGTTCCATTATCATTAATAACCATACGATCTGCTAAAGCTAAAGTTGTAGCAGTTGCTGATGTGCCACCGTCAATAATATTTAACTCTGATGTAGTGACTGTTGCACCGTCAAGAATTCCAACTTCCACACTTGTTAAATCGGCAAGAGCAGATGCTGTAGCTGATGCCATTGTTGCAAGTTCTGTAAGCTCAGAATCTAATGGCTGTTTATTATCTAACTGTGTTTGCAAGTTAGAAGTAACACCATCTATATAATTTAACTCGGTAGTTGTAGCTGTAAGACCATCTAATTTGTTTATTTCTGCTGTAGAAGCAGTAACCCCATCAAGAATATTAATTTCTGCCGTTGTCGAAGTTACACCATCAAGAATATTTAATTCTGCTGTAGTTACAGTAGCGTCATCTAAAATTTGTACCTCATCTTGTGATAAATCTGCTAAAGCACTAGCAGTATTAGCAGCCATTGTTGCAAGTTCATCTAATTGAGGGTCATAAGCCTGTACGTCAGAACCTATAGCAACTCCAAGATTTGTTCTGGCAGAGCTTGCGTTTGACGCTCCTGTACCCCCATGTGCCACTCCTATATCTGTACCACTCCAAACACCTGATGTGATAGTGCCAACTGAAGTTAAACTTGACGCTAAAACTGTTGAGCCAAGTCCTGTCTTTGATAAAACAACAGCACCATCAATACGAAAATTTTTAGATGCAACAAGTTCTATATGCTCTGAAGATGTCCAAGAATCAGTAGCGTTTAACCAATTAAATGTGTGATCCTGAGTTCCTTTTAAAGTAAGCCCACCACCGTTTGCAGTTGTATCAGTAGGCGAACTTACTTTACCTAATTCAATATTTTTGTCTGCGACATCAATTGTACTACTGGAAATAGTAGTGGTAGTACCTTGAACTGTTAAGTTTCCAACAATTGTCAGGTTTTGATCTATAGAAAAACTTGGAATTGTAGCACTACTTAAATCAACAGTTCCTGTAAAAGTTTTGTTACCTGATACTGTTTGATTTCCAGTTTTATCAACAAAAGCTCCAGAACCAGCTATAGCTTTAATAGATGAAGCTGAACCTCCAGCACCGCCTGACCCGATACCAAGATAAAGAGTGTCATCAACTGCGTTATATGCTGGTTCTGTTTCCATCAAAGAAGATGGTGCGCCAGCAGCACCTGATGCTCTTCTTTTAAATCTTAGAATGTTTGCCATGAGCTTAGTTTAGGTAAAGGCTAGTGGTAGCAATGGATTTCAAAAATTTCCTCCATCCGTTAATTCAGTTGGAGTTACATCTGCGTCTGCCCTGTAAGATTGAGCCGAAGCATCAAACCTAATGATACTCCCATCTACCCTATTATTATCAATTAAATCTAATCCAGCAGCACCTTGACTACCTTGTGTTATTACAGAAACAACTTTTGCTTTTGATGAGCTTCCATTAATGTTAACTTGAGTTTCATTTACATGAATTTTATTTTTTACAGTAGTGACTTCAATTTTGCTCATCTTGTATAGCCTTGACTTACAGTTATTCTACCCTCTATATAATGTTCTTTCAAACCATTACTATTTGTTAATAAAACATCATAATACAATTCATCTGGAAAGTTTTCAGTTTGTGAATCTGTTAAAACAAGTGTTATTTTTCCATTTTGTTTATCATCATAAACAACTCCAAATGTTGCATATTTACAATCTCTATCCTTATCCCAAGCTTCTGAAGCAACAGTAAAACCAGTAAGATCCATAGCTACTTCAGATCCATCAGCTTGTGTAGATTTAAAAATATACTGCTCACTCCAATCCATACCTCTTTGAAGTGTAAAATTTCTTAAGGCTGGACTGATTGCCATAATTATCCTTCAGTATCAGGTGCTGCGTTTGGAACGTCTTCTATAGGAGGTTCAATCTTATTATAAGCATTAATCTCACCATTCAAAGCATCAACTTGTTTTTCTATTTGTCTTTGTTTTGTTAAAATTTGATTTTTTTGAGTTTCAAGTTCTTGAAATTGTTTTACAAGTTCTTGACCTTCTGATTGAGCAGTAGCTCTTAGTTCTTGAATAGTTGACATAAATAAAAATAAATATATGTAATCTTATTATATATTGTATTAACTACATTTCCACTTCTATTAGATTAAATTTATAAGTTTTCCCATTTCTATGATTTTTTAAAAATAAATCATTTTCTCCCTCTTGAATTGTGTAATCACCCCATGTTCCATCAACATCGTTTGATTGACCTTTATTTGATAATTGCAAGTCATTAACATACAAATTATTCCATCTAGCTGATGTTGAACCTAAATTTTTAGAACCATCTGGTATAACATCAGTATCAAAACTTAAAGCACTTCCTGTCCATTGTATCCTTGCATCATGGTTATCGGTAGAACCATCAGTTGCATGAAAATCAAGCGTTTTTCCTATTTCTATAACCCCTGAACTATCAACATATGGCACTACACCCCATCTATTACCACTTATTGATAATATTTTATTACCTAATCTTGTTGAATCACTAGCTGTTAAAGATACAGTTCCAGAGGCTGTTAAATCTTCACAACTTATATGCAATCCAGATAATGTCTTGCTTAACGGATTGTAATTTAAATGTGAATTATCAGTATCAATATATTGTCTGTTATAGCCTGTATTATTTTTTGTTGAGAAAGTTACTTGATATTCAACAGAATCATTTTTTTCATCAATATCAATATTATTAGCATTAGTAGCCGTTCCTGTGACATTACCAGTAATTTGACCATCAACTTGCAATGTAGATGTAATTCTTGCAGTACCAGCAACGTGTAATTTATGAGAAAAAGATGTAGCACCAATTCCTAAACCTGTTGTATTTAACCTCATAAGGTCGCTTGAACCATCTCTAGTTCTATACCTTTGAACATCAGCATCTATAAATGAATCATTTGAATCAGTACCAAACCTTGCGTAACCATCATTATTTTGAACTCTCATATATACAGCACTATTTGTTGCTTGCTTAATATGTAATCTATCGTCTGGACTTGTATCATCTCCAATACATACAGCACCACCAGAATCAATAATCATTCTAGCTGTGTTATCTGTTAAAAACTTTATATCTGCTGGCTCGTTAGCCTCAAATATCAAACTTCCTGTTCCTCTGTGAATTAAGCTTGTAGCTGTATTAGCACCACTATTGCCTCTAATAATTCTAAAACCATAATCTGTATAAGTTTCATCACCAACTAAATCTATATAAGCATTTCTATTACCAGAACCTCCAGCACCTACCTCTAAATAGCTACTTGATGACCCATTTTGTATACGAAAAGTTCCTGTAATATCGAGACTATAGCCTGGATTTACTGTGCCTATCCCAACTTGGCCGTTTGACTCGATCGTAAATCTATCTCCACTATTAGTTGTAAATCTAAGTTCATTTGAAGCACCTAAATACATACCATTTGCTGGTTTTGTAGAGCCTGTTACATTAACTCTTGCTGCTTGAAGCTGACCAGATACTGTATTATTTCCTGTCGTAGAAACATTACTTGTAGTTGTTAAAGCTCCTGTTTCTAAATTTACAAACTTGTGAGTTCCACTTGCACCTTCTAATCTTTCAAATGCATTATTAGCTGCATTACGTCTTTCAAAATAACCAGCAGTATTCCACCTAACAGCCCTTACAGGATAACTTCCACTATGAGTAGTTCCATCAGAAAATAAAGATGATATTGTATTATCCCTTGCTTTAAGCTCAGTAATAAAATTTGTATATGTGCTATTTAAAGCTGGTTTTGTAAAGTCAGACATTTAAACTCCTCTTACAGTAAAGTCTACAGTGACGGCAGAAGTAGCACCACTATTTGGAACAGGATTGCCACTATTATCAAACAAGTATATTCTAAATCCTTGTGAAGGATTCGCAGTATCTTCAAAATCATAAATCGCATATTTAGCAGCAGAACTTGATCCTCTTATTTGTAAAGTTATTGAATCTACGTCAATAAAAGTTTTATTGAAAGTAACTAACTTACCATCGCTAACATCACTTAATGTAACGCTTGTATTTCCTTGATCTGTAAATTGTTTTAAAAATGTTTTTGTTCTAACAACATTTACTTTTGCTAGATCATCATTATCAGCACCATCAAATCTATGAGTAACTCGTATAAATCTAAAATTAGTTGCTATAACTTTATTTTTATTTTGACCAAAAGAAGTAAACGTACCAGCAGAACCACTACCATTATCTGGTGCGATTTCAATCTCTGTATTAAGTGATAATCCATTTCCAACAGTAAAACTATCTTCAAATCCAACTGTCGCTTCTATTTTTGTTTTTGCAATAGTAGCTCCTGTATCTATTGTTTCTCTATATAATCCTGAGTTTAAAGTAGGTAAAGCATAAGGAGTCGAACTACCATATACTCCAAAAGTCCTAGATGTATCATTATTATTTGGATCAAAATGTTGTTTCCAAGTTCTAGAGGTATCTATACAATAAAATATTCCGCCACCTTCAAAAAAACCATTTGTTTTCGTTCCACTCAAATCACTAACATGATCTTGTTTTAAGATAAAATCAGGAGGTTCATCTACTTCAGCAATTACTGATTTTGATAAACCTTGATGACCAGCAGTATTGATAGGAAATATTTTATATTCAAAAGTACCACCAACTTGTTCAAAAACTGTTGTAAAAGTTCCTAGTTTTTGTCCAACTAAAGTAGTTAAACCACCTGCAATTTTATATATATTATAAAAAGCTATAGGAAGTTGCCCTACACCTACAGAACTTTCCGTCCAGCGTAATAAAACATTATTGTCAATAACTTCATCATTAAAACTTGTAACTTGTGATGGTGCTACTACTTCAAACATCACATCAGCCAAATCTCCCTCATTACCATTAATATCAACAGCACGAACAAAATATTTTTGTTTTACCTGTGACCATGTTACTTCTTCAGTTACAGATGTACCATTTTGCATAAATTTAGCTGCTCCCATATTTGATTGATTTGCATTTTCATTCGCACGATATATTTTATAAAAAGCAATTGGTAGTCCATTAATTTTAGTAGCATCAGAAGGGTTTTTTGCTTTTGGCACTTCATCCCAATCTACAAAAGCACTAACGCCAACTACTGTTGCTGAAAGGTTTTGTGGTGCTGGAGGAGGAGTAACAGTTACATCTGGATAATCTGGATCTGCCCCAGTACGACCCACATCTCCAACAGTATTATTAATATCTCTTGCTGCAACAAAAAACCTTCTTGCAGTAGATGTATTTAAAATTGCATGATCAACTTCAAATAAATAACTTTCAGAATTAATTACATCTAAGTTAGATGCAGCATTAAAGTTTGTATTGTTAGTAGCACTTGATCTTATAATATAATCTTTTATTTTAGTAGCTCCTTCTGCTGGTTTTGCCCAAGATAACCTTATTTTTGAACCTTCATATGTATATGAAATATTAGGTGCAGCAGCTTTAGCAAAGGGTACAGCTAAAGATTTTTTACCGCTAAGTTTGCCAATAATATCTCTAGCTTCTACTTTAAATGTTTGCGCTGATGACCAAGTTACTGGAACAGTAAGAGTTGTTGAATTTGTAGTTGCTATAAGTGTACTTCCTTGAAATATATCATAATCTTGTATGGCAAATCTATTGCCATCAACTACTGATGCAGACCAATTTAAAACAAGATTATCATTTGAATATGCACTTGTAAAAGTTGCTGGTTGTCGAGGAATACTTATAGCTAAACTTGCGGATCTAGCTAAATTGCTTTCGTTACCGTCTTGGTCAATTGCTTTTATTGAATAAGTTTTTGTTGTATCTCCACTACTTGGTAAAGTAGGCACGACTACAGATGTTGCATTAAATTCTCCTAGTAAAGATCCAGTACCATAAGAACCTTCGTAAATCTTATATCCTCTTATATCAAGGTCAGAAAATGTTGGAAATTCTCCTTCTAATGGAGTCCATGACAAGACAATACCAAGATGCGGATCTAAAGATGCTGAAAAGTCATCCCTTACTCTTGAAGGTAATGAATTTTTACCTCTTACTTTTTTGTTATTAAGAGATAATGGTTTTTTTGATTTCTTACCAGATGCACTTATACTTTTAACTCTTATGTCATATTCGACAAAACCTATTTGTGGTTGATTTTTTTTAGTTTTAGGAACATTAATATCATCTATTGAATAGGTTGGATCTTGTAATTCAACAGTTCTCCATCCTGTATTATTTTTTCTATATCGTAATTCATATCGATTTACTCCAATAACTGGTTTCCATGCAATTAAAAGTCTTACTTTGACTTGATTTTTTTCTTTATATAATTGCTCAATTGGATAGGTAACTGGGTCTGATGGATCTGTAGTACTATCAACTGCAAAACCTGTTGGGCTTGTTGGTACTAAATCTAAATTAGTAACATCTCTATGTTCAAGAGTTTCGTTTTCTTCAACTACTGCATATTTACTTTCATTATGTAATACAGCAGTAACTGTATAAGTAAAATCATCTTCTTCTTCTACTGAAATTACTTTATAAAGTTGAGATTGAATTGCAGCATTAGTGCCAGTAGTTTCAATAACCCAAAAAGAACCAATATTAGGATCTTGATTTTGAAATTTATTTGTATAAACAGGATTTTCTTGTAATGTGTTCTCTAAAAAAGGATCATGACCATCATCATCAGTTACTTTTTTTCTAAATCTCCCTGCTACTGTTATTTTTTTTGTTGTTGTGTTTATATTAGAAATTGCTCTTTCAGATAATTGACCATCAGGCAAAATAACAGTTAATGTCCCACCTAAATTTCCTGATAGTGTTGGTAAATCTGTAATACTATCTATTGTAATACGACTATTACCGTTAACTGTTTCAACATTAGTAATTTGACCGCCTCTTCTAACTCCAGACTTTAATTTATCTTGTATCTCAATAATTTGACCTGGGGTTATTAAAGCTCCAGCAGATATTGTAGTAGTGAATGAAACAATATCAGTTTCAGTAGCAAGTGTTGTTAGTAACCATTTTGCAAGTCTTCTTGCTTGACTCCTCGAAGTTACACCAAAACTATTTATGTTTTTAACAATTGCACCGTACTTCAACATCCCTTCAGTATCAAGAACTTGCTCGTATGCTGCATCTCTTAGCTCATTATCAAAATATTTAACAACGACTACGGTAGCTCTTGTTTTAGATGCACTTCCTGAGTATGTAAAACCATCTTGAGTTACATTTGCATATGTAAACAAATAAGAAGGAGTTATACCTTCTCTATCTTGTATAAGACTAATACTGCCAGCCATATATAAAGGCATAGCTCTAAAAACAGAACATAAACTATTAACAACTTTGAAAACATCTTGTCTTGATTGTATGTTTACATTAAGGCTAAATCTTGGTTCAGTAATTGTTTCAACAACACCTGTATTTAACCTGTCTTCAAAAGATACAAGCTCTGATGAATATACAGATGCAGCATAAAAACTATAAACATCTAATTGATTTGTTTTTATAAAATCTCCACATCCGTACCTCTCAGAAGTGAGCAAATTATATAAGCACCAGGCTGGATCTGTTGTCCATTGCGCTGCTCCAAGTGTTCCGTTAAAAACGTAATTTGATGGATATATTATTCTGCCGTTGTCTGGGTCAACTGTGACACCATTTGGAATTTTTACTTTTATACCTTTTATTAAATAAGTTCTTTTTGGAACTGCATTAAATTGTTCAGCGTTAATTCTAAGTCCTACTAATGCACTGTCAGGATAGTTAAATCTTCTCCCAAATTTAACAGTTCCAGAATTATCTTTAGTTTGATTATGTTCACAAGTAAATTTTTTACGATTGATCACAGAAGCAACTAGCATTATTCTGTTTTTAGTTTGATTTGGATTAGAACTTGCATTGTAAGGAGGAACAAATTCGCATCCAATACTATCCCCAACTTCTAAGTTATGATTGTGTGCAGTTGTGATTGTTATAATTTTTCCGCTTCCACCACTTCCATCATCATGTATAAACGTACCATTGAAATTTTTTCCTTGTTCTTTAACAAGAGTTGTTGAAGATACAAAAAAACCACTTGTATGACTTATATAAGTTTCAGAATTTGGTTCACCGTCATCATCATCAGCATTCATAAATGCTTGATCGTCAGCAAGATTTGTATCTCCAGCAGTGCCAGTTCTTACTACTTTAAATGCAATAGGAAAATTTGCATCTGAAAAATTACTAATATTAAATTCATATTGTTTTTGATACAAATCAGGAGTTCTACCAGTTATTTCTTGATTAATACTTCCATTAATTCCAATATCAGAAAAAGCTCCATTTGCTAATGAACGTTGAAATTTAAATGTAAATTTTGTTCCTAAAGTATCACCATTATTTTTTATTTTTTGTAATTGTGGAACACTTATTAAAAAAATAATAGAATCTACACTTTCATCGGTAATACTAAAAGTTTGTCCAGTTGCATCTACTTGAACATTACTTTGTGGATTAGGAATTACATTTGCAGCTTGAACAAACCCACCTATTACAGATTGAGTTGAAGTACCAGATCTTCTTCTAACAATTACATCATCAAAATTAAAACTACCATCAGAATTTTGCAACGGTGTATTATCTAAAAATATTGATTGCATAAATGAATCTTTTGCACCATCTATTGGATTAACAAACCCTGGTTCTACTAAACCTTGAATTTGTCCTTCACTTATCAAATCAACAATACGACCATAAGACCTACTATTTAAAGAGTCTTCATCCGTTGATGGTGTGCGTGACCCACCGCCACCGCCTTTACCACCGCCACCAGAACCAGCAATAAATTTATTAGTCATTCGTCAACCTCTACATCAACAGTATCAATTTTTGTTGATATTGGAATAGATCCAACCAAAGTTTTTCCATATACTACAGGTACTGCTGTACCAGATCTAGTTGTCTGCTGCACTCCGCTAAATGAAAATGACTTAATAGGATCTGATTCATCATCTGGAAGTTCTGGTGTTGGAGTTAATAAACCAGCAACACCGCTTAAAACTAACAACATTCCAATCTTACCAGCCAAAGCACTGATGTTAATACCTGTTATAGCACCAGCATTAATTAAAGGAACTTGTGCGTAATTAAATACACTTGCACTTAATATACCTGACCCACCTGTCATAAACGCAAAACCGATTAAAGCAACACCAGCTAAAATTTTTCCAATATTTCCAGAACCAGCTACAACAGGTATTATCTTTATATCTAATCCACCACTAGGAAAGTCTAATAAGTCTTCATCAATATTATATTTGCCCATATATACTTGATAGTTTTGATTAGACATATGTTTGTCTAAACCAGCAAAGTTAACCCTTAAAAAACGAACTGCATCTATAGGTGTATTGACAACAGCTTCAAATTCATTATTACCGCCACAAAATTCTGCCAATTCTCCGTAGATTTTTATCTTACTTAACATAACGCAACCTCTTTCCTGTGCATTTTACAAGCCATTCACCATAAAAATCCTTTGAACTAAGTCTACCTTCAATATGATGTAATACCATCTGCTGTGGCAATAAAAATACACCAACATGATTTAATCCTGTACTATTTATAGCCATTAACAGACTATCTCCATGCTCCAGTCCCTCTTCTTCGCTCAGTTCTCTGAACCCTGTTTCTTTAAAACATTTATCAAAATATGGATGCATTCTAAAACTTTCTGAATCTATAGGTCTTTCCCAGTCTCTTAAAATAATACCTACAGATTCATAATAATCTTTTACTAAAGTCCAACAATCGTGAACTCCGAAAGAATAATGTCTACCTATTAAAGGAGCTTTATATCCTGATGGTTCAAATTCATGCCATTGACCTAATGCAACTGCATATATGTACCAAACTTTTTTTGAATTTTCACAAGCAGTTAAATCAGCAGAACTGGGAAACGGAGTTTGATATGGATGTGAATGAAAAATTCCTACAATAGTGCCAGAGTCTTCTGCTTCTGCATAATCTATAGGATCAATAATAAAATGATCATATGTATTTGCAGCTATATTTCTACATTTTTTATATCTTTTACGGCCTTTTATTACAACAACTAAACCACAAACTTCAGAAGGAAACATATCTTCTGCGTGTTTTTGTGCTTCTATCCTCCAGTTACTCATGAAAAGCTCCAACACCAGGAAATTGTCTTGGTAACACCTGTCTTTTAGGAATTTTTACATTAGGTAAATCCCAAATTGCACTTAATTCAAATTCAACCATTTGACGATTTTCTGTGGATTTACGACTAATTATATAAATCTGATCTCTACTAGTTGCATTTGTATTAGCAGTTGTTTCTCCATCTAAAAACATGGCTAGAGTTTGTATCCTAGTGACCTTTGCATTTAATAAATCATTACCTGGTGTTACTTGATTAACTTCTATAAGAATAGATGAAACAGTTGACAATAGATTACTTACACGAAGTATAGGTCTAGGTATACCATCATTTTGACCAGCTTTCTGATCAAATCCTTCTGCTTGAATTGGCATAGGAGTATAATTTTGGCCTCTAAAACGCACAAGTCCTACAGCATTAGCTTTCATGCCAGAATGCCAATAATATTTTGTAGTTACATTAGATGGATTACCAGTCTCATAATGTGTTCCTTCTACAAGTTCTAATTGAAATAATTCAATAACTGCACTTGGATCTGGTTTTTGTAATTCAGTTATATAAGAAGATGTCATGCCTCAAACACCTCTACAAATTCAAGTTGAATATCATTTAAATTAAAAGCAGTTATTGTAACTTGTGGATTTTCGCAAGTCCATTTCCCAGCAGAACCATAAGGAGGAGTCCAATCAAAGGATGATGCTCCATTGTTACCTTTTAAGGGATCTGATAAAAAATTTAAAATATTTGTTGTGGTTGTATTATCACGATTATTAAAACTTAGAGAATATATTCTTCTAGATGGATTAATTCCTCTTTGAATCCGTTGCTCATATCCATCCCCCAGTTCTGTTCGTAAAATATTATTTTGAATAGATAATGTTGGGGAATAACTTGGTGATACGTCAGAACCAACACTAGATGAATCAAATGTAGCCATTATGTATAAAGAATACCTCCAGGTCGTTTTTGTTTGATAAGTTCTGCTTCTATAGCAGCACCAATCATTTTACCTAGTTGTGTTGCTTTCATATTACTGCCTTGAGCAGATGTGCCATTAGCATTTACAGAAACGTTAACAACATTACCACCTCCTCCAGAGGCTTCAACCCCTAGCCGTCCTTGTCGTGTACGTTTGAGCGGCATGACCGCTTCTGGCCCAGCCTCGCCCATTAAGCCCATTCCGTCTCGCATGGGAAATAGGGTTGGTTTATTCACTACACCCCCATAGGCGAAAGGTACGACTTTATTCTTAGCAAATACATTTCCTTTGGCACTTTCAAGTAACTCACCACCACTAACAACTCCACCATTAGCAAGATTTGGGAATAAAAAGCTAAATAAAGGCTTGGTAATTGCTGCTCTAACAAACATTCTTGTTAAATCAGATATTATAGAATTTGCTAAATCACGAAAATTTAATTTTCCTGTCATAACAAAACTTACAAGTGCATCTTCCATTTTTCTAAATCCATTAACAACAATATTTTCCATAGCTGTACCAACATTTTCTAATTCTTCTTTAAAACTCTCAAGAACTCCAGCTTTTCCAAATTTTGTACCATCAATAGCTTCTTTATTTGCTTGCTTAAGTAACTCAATTAAATCTTTCATCTTGACTTTATTATCTTCTGTCACTAATCCATGCAATTTTAAGATATCTCTATGATCTCTCGCTATCTGTGTTGCTCTTAACTTAAGATCTATATCTTGTTTTTGTTCATCTGTTATCAGCCCAAGTTCATGTTTAATTGAAGCAGTTATTGATTTTTCTTTTTCTAAAAGAGTTAAACTATCTGATCTAAATTTAAAAAGTAATTGAGCTTTTTTATTATCAAAATCTTGTTGATCTGCTTCACTGAGTTTTTTATCATCACCAGTACCTTTCTTTTTCTTTTCAAATTGTATATTTAGCTTTTCTAAATCTACTCTTAATTTTGTCTCTAACTGTAATTCCTTATTTTTATCTTTCATTGCTTGAATTAAATCAGCTTCGAAATCTAATAGCTTTTCTGTTTTGGTGTTAGCACCCACCGCAGGGTCAAACTCTGACTTACCTTCATATTTTCCTGTTATTTCAAAAATTCTTGTTTGTAAAGCTATTAATTGATTAGTCAATTTTTTTAACATTCCTGATGCCGTTCTTGCTTGTGCTTCTGCTGATAAGCCAATTTCGGGAATGCCTATTGGGTTTTTTAGAATTTCTTGATTTCTTTTTATTTGTTCTTTAACTTCTTTTAAAGCAGCTTTTGTTTCTTCAAGATTTAATGATTCAAAACCTACAAATATTTCATCATCATTTAAAGAATCAGCAGCCCTTTTCACATTAAATAAAGCAGTTGCTATTCCAGCAATTGCAGTAGCAGCTATAACATACTTATTTGCTGAAACAGTAGCATTAAAAGCTGCCTGAGAAATTGTTGCAGCTTTTATTGCCCTACGCAGTTTTATCAACCCTGCTAAAGCATTTCTAGCCATTAAGACTATACCTGTTCTATTTGCTATTTGCGCTTGAATATTCAATCCAACAAGTGCAACAGTAGCACTTACAATTACTGGAGATAATTTATCAAAATTATTAACAACAAACTTAATTGATTTAATTAAAATTCCCAATGCATCTACAGCTATTTTCGCAAGTTCTCCTATAGCTGGAGATAATTCAGTCATCAATTCAGCTTGTATTATTTGAAACTCTGCACCAATATTTTTAAAGTTTTTACCAATTGCAATTCTCATTTTATTGGTGGCAATCACCAACCTAGCTCCAGCCTCTTCATTAGAACGAGCTATTTCTTTTGCAAGAGGAACATACTCAGCCCCTAAACTTTCAATAAATTTAGAGAGCATATCTAAGCCAACAGTACCAGCTTTAAGACTTGCTTGTAATGCTTCCGTATTCATGTTATTAGCTTTTGCAAACTGCGTTACGGCTGCTGGGAATCTTTCGCCCAATTGACCCGAAAGCTCTTCTGCCGACACACGACCCTTCGAGAAGATCTGCACCATCGCTGTTATCGCAGACTTAACATCATCCGCTGTTCCACCTGTAGCTTTAATAGCTGCAACAGTATTTAAAAACGCTTCTTGTGCATTATTTACATTACCCCCAGCACCTATAACCGCAGCACTTAATCTTTGCATACCTCTTATAGCTACTTCTTGAGGTACGTTAAATTGCTCAGTAGCTTTATTTGCAGCATTTAACGCTATTTCAAAATCTTGTTGATTTCCTATAAGTCCTCTTAGTGCTATTTTTGCTTTATCTAAAGAAGCCGTATACTCAGCAGACTGACTAATAAATCCAGAAACAGGACTAATTAATTGACTTCCAATCAAACCTCCTGTTATAGCACCTTGCTGTAAATTACCACCTGGTCTTAAAGCCTCGATCCCCATACCAGCTAAACCACCAGCCAATCCAGCCCCACCACCAACAAATGTTGCACCTAACAACCCCTGACCAGCACCTAAAAGACTCTTACCACTAAACTTAGTTAATTTATTGAGTTGACGATCAACTGCTTGTATATCTCTGGTAAGTTGCTTAAATTTCTGACTGCCAAGTTCTACGCCATTTCTAAGAGTTTCTAATGCTGCTCTTTGTGCATTTAATGCATTAACATTATTACCACCAGCTTTAGCAGCAGCTAATATATCTTTTCTTACCTTAGAAACAGATTGACCAAGTCTTTGAAACTGTGCATCTACTTGAGCTAAACCTATCTGCTGAATTTGTTGAGCTAAACCACTTATAGGTCTTAATTGTGCATCAGCACTATCTAAAAACGCACGACCACTTGCAGCTAAATTTGCTCTTCTTGTTATATCAGTTGCATCTTGAGAAAAAGCTTTAAAGCCAGAGTCTATTCTTCCAGCACGTTGTGCTTGAATATTTAGACGCATTCTTTCTATACCTTTTCCTTGCAGACGAGATATAGCTGTTCCAAGTTCTTTATAAGCAACAGTAGCTTTTCCTACACGAGATTGTATTTCTTTAAGTGCAGTTATTTGACCTTTTATTGCTTTAGTACTTAGTTTGGTATTGCCATGTACTTTGGTTATTTCTTTTATAACCTTTTCAAGCTGTGGTCTTGTAAGTTTTAATGTACTTTTAAAATCTTTAAAAGCTGCTTGTACAGCTTTAATATCTGCTAAACCTTTTACGTTTAACTCAATATTTACATTTTCAATGTTTCCAGCCATTATTTCTTGGCCTCTTTATTCAATTCTTTAAGAGCAGCAAACTCCATGATTCTTAATCCGTCTAACATTTCTTTTTTGTCCTCAACTTGATAAAGATCAAAGAGTCCTCCTTGTAATAATAATACCTCATATTTTAATCCTACATAGCCTCCAAAAGAAGTAGACCATTGTGTACTCATTCTAAGAAACATTTCTACAATATTCCAATTACTATCCCATACTTCATAATCATTATTATTTTCTTTTTTCTTAGGCAATTTTGATTCTTCTACTCCTAATTTTCTTAAAAGATCAGGAGATGTATCAATTACTTCTTTGCTACCGCCAGCCCAATGAACAGCAGCACCTTCTAGTTTTTTGCTGCTCCTCCACTATAAAACTCTTTATAAGCTGATATTACACCAGTAACAAAATCAACATCATCTGCTAAATCATGCAAGTTTTTTTTATTAAATGGAATTTCAGTACCATCTTCTTCGGTAAAGCCTTCCCAACCTTTGACAATTGTTTCTAAAGCTAAATCTTCTGGTAATTCATCAAAAGCTGTAAGTTCTTTCCTTCCTAACCTTTTAAACTTAACAACAAATTGTTGTTCCTCCATTACACTTGGTTTAGTTTCTGAAGGACTAAGAATAGTAACATTCCAAGGGAAAACCTTAGTTTTCTTTCTAATAAATGCCATAAAAATAATAAACAAATATATACCTTCTTATTCTAACTACTTAGTCAAGAAAAATCTAAGTGTAGATTAACGAAAATTCGTCATTCCCAGCAGCACTAGGTACTAATGTGTAAGGAATCTCCATTGTTAGGATTCCATCAGAATCTCCATAACTAATATCACCAAGATCTGCTTTAGTAGAAGTAAGTTGTACTTTATTACCAGCAGCAGTTCCATGTAAGAACGCTAAGTTTCCTAATGTGCCATCTGTTTGTGCAGCAGTAAAGAAATCCTTAGTTCCTGGTTTTACAGCATCAATAACAACTGAACCATTACTTGCTCTATCAGTAAGTAGAACTTCTTTGGTGCTTGAACTGCCGATTACTTCTCTATAAACAATACTGTTACCTATATCCATTGTTAATGAATTTAAGCCAGCCTGATGTCCATGAATATTAAAACCAGAAGTATTGCCAGCTTTAAATAATAATGGTGTTGGTTGATGGTTGTAAGTAGGTGTACTTAATGAACCCAAATCAATTGGAGTTTCGTAAATCCCGGTAAAGGAAAAATTTAGCTTCGGGATTTCACCAACCGCAGCTTCTAATGAAACATTTCCTCGACACCCTCTGATTTTATGAAGGACGTTCTCGTTAGTTGCACTACCACCTATTTCTACAAACATAGCGATAGAACTAAATGCTGCACTAACTGGGGTATATGTAACAGATGTACCTGATGAAACCGTTTCAGACAAACCACACGCAAGTAACGCTTTGGAATAGCCAGGAGCAGTACCTGCTGCGCCCGAACCTACCATTTCGACCGAGAAAGAAACTTCTACTCTTGAGTTTGCTAATAATTGTTCTGATGCACCTAGGTATGGTCTTACATAGTCTCTAGAAACAACATCACTAGCTATTGGAGTAACATTCAGTTCAGTCACCAATACAGCATCTGCTCCAGTAGGAGTAGTACTATCGTTGTAACTACTTTCTGTCTCAATCAGAATCGACTGTTTCCTTGTCTGTAGTGCCATCAGTTGTTACCTCTGTTTTAGTTTTGAATGGAAGTGTTTGTTTGATAAGCTTGCGTTTACCAGTTTTTGGATCTAGTAGGTAACTCCCACCTTCTCCAGGGTTTTCATTACTCATTGTAATAAAAAAGTTGTATATAGGTATATCTTATATGGTAATTCATCAAGTTAAATTATTGTAAGCACTTCTGTAATCAATTTCATATTCACAAGTTACAATTCCAGCTGGTGTATCAGCTTCTACAGCCTCAAAAGATACTGTTGATGGTCTTACGTCTATAGATAACCCACCCAAAGTAGGATCAGCAACTATCTTAGAATGCAAACTTTGTATAGTTGCATCTGCTTTAGTATCTGGAGTTTTATGTCTAACAATAACTATAACTCTAATCCTTAAAGTCCAACTTAAAATATCTATAGTTCCATTTCTAACAGTTGGATCATCCGTAACAAACTCTAAAACAATGCTTGGAGTTTCAGACTTAGCTAAAGCTGACACTCTGTTTCTATATATGCGAGTTCCTACTCCTGTAGTACCAGCTAACTCTGTTTTTATTTTTGCTAATATCTGTTCTCTTTTAGTTGTCATTCATCTTCATCCTTGCTCAACATAATTTTAGAAAACTTACCATCATCTATTTTCATCATAGTTCTTACTGAATATTCTTCATTATTTACTTGTATAGTCTTATCAAAAACGACTGTAGAGAAATCACTTGTTTTAACTAATAATTCATATTCAGTAGTTAATATTCTTCCATCAACAATAACTTCATCAGGTTGATCTAATTGTCCTTTATAAATTGCATTATCATATATAACCTCATCAACGAAGTCAGAAAAAAATACATCTAACTCTTCAACAAATGCCATAAGAAAAAGCCCCAATTAAGGGGCAATAATTTTAACCGTACTTCTTAAGACCTAATCCTGTTACAGATAGATCAAATGTAGGAGAAGAACCACCAATAGTGAACTTAACTCTTACATATCTTTTGCATTCATCAGAACTAATAGATAGTTTCTGTGAAGATGCACTTCCAGTTACTTGTGTGAAAGCTGCTCCAGACAATGCAGCAAAAGTTGAATTGTCAGCAGAATCTTCAATAGTTACGTCTAGTGTTGGAGATGATCCACCACCAGCAGCAGAATCAAGAATAAAAAGGATATCTCCTTCATAATCTTGTAAATCAATACCAGTACCTTGACCAGTAGCAGTTTTTGTAGAAGTACCAAGACCTGTTAATAGATCTAGTCTTTCTAAATTAGCTCGGTTGTAGCCCATGTCAGTCGTCCTTAACAACAGTTTTAGTTTTAGGTTTAGGCTTTGCTTTTGGTGTTGCTTTTACAACAGGGATTACAGCCTTACCGCTGCCTATAAGCGATCTAGCTAAATCTTGATCTACATCAATGGTTGTGCCAGAGTCCTTATGGACTCCAGCTATCAACACACCTCTTATGAGTTCTACTTTCATATTAAGTAGCGAAACAAAATGCCCCAGCCTGACGAATAGCGTAGTCTATGTCCTGGAGCGCGATTATCCTAACTGTCCCAGCAGTTGCACCAGCATATGGATCAACTGTTAGATCTAAACCAGACCACATACCAACGATAAACTGACTAAAGTCTCCGAAGATTGCGTCATTGTTAGCTAACTGGTTAGAAACAATAGCGTCATAACCATTAATTTGGTTGTTGTCAAATACAAACATACCTGTGTTTGAAGCTTTCTCTGTTGACTTCAAAGCACCTCTAGCAGAAGCATTAACTAGATACTTCATAGAACCGCCTTCAGCATTAGCAACAGCTACATCAGTTTCCATTCCGATGTACTCAGCAAAAGTACCGAATGATGTTAAGGACTGAGAGCCAATACCACTTGTATCTTTAAGACCTAATGGCTGGTTAGAAGAACCTGTTCCATAAATAGCTGTACGATCTAGCTCAAGAGCGATCTTCTTAGCAATGTCATCTCTAACAAATGCTTCAATATCAATTGAAGATTGTAGAAGAGTTCTTCTAGTGAAATCTGTAAATGCACCGATTGTTTTTGGTGTCATTGAGATTTGTGTGAAGCTTTGCTGTCCTTCTGTTGGCGCACCGCCTTCTCCGACCCAGTAAGCCGAAGTTGTCCCATCTTGCTTCGGAATGCTGATGTTCCCTTCTAGCCCAGTAAGCATGGTTACCCCAGCCTCCATGATAGCCATCTTATTTCTCAAAATTTCTATAAAAGAACCGCTGAGAAGCTCTGTGCTAACTAGATTTCCCCCATCAGCAGCAGTACCAACATTCAAGTCTCTTTTTAAAACTTCGTTAGGAACAATGATTCCTTTTGCTGGTCTACCGTAACGCTTTGCAGCTTCATCAGAAACTTCTCTTTCAAATGCAGCAGCTTCTTGAGCTTGCTTATCTGCTGGAGATGCTAATGCGTTAATAGCTCTTAGGAAAGAGAATTGCTTAACTTCTTTCTTGTCAAGAAATTCACTTGACTGTTTTGTTTCAATCATGTCGGTAGAACGAATTGGAGTAGCCTTTTTATTTTTAACAAGATCTAAAATAGCTGATCTTGCTTCTGTAGCAGTTTTATTACCCTTAATAAGAGTTTCTGCTAATTCTTCTGCTCCATATTCTGAGAACTCACGACAAGTTGAAGTGATCTCTGCAACACGAGCATTGTTCTCATCCAAAGCACGTTGTACTTCAGCTTGAACATCAATTTCTACTGACGGCTTTTGTTCCACCGCAGCTTCTTTAGTTGTGTCTTCCATAGATGGATTAGATTGTGCGGTGGTAACCGCTGAACGATCCTCCTTTTGAGAGGAGTTAACATTAATGATAATGTCTTCTTCATCTAAAGTAACACTTTCTGACGAAATATTCTCTACTAAAGATCTTCCGAAGCCCACCGAATTGTCCGCTGGGATGGTTGCCAAGCTAACTTCGTGCGGAGTCCAACGGGTAGCTCTAAGCCCAGTGTCCGTTTCTTCCACTTCGTCCAGACTGTATCCAAACGAGATTCCACGGAAAATACCGTCTTTAACGTCTTCTAAGACTTCTGTAGCAAATTTAGAGCGAGAAAAGCGGATTTTAGCGTAACCACGCTTATCGTCATCTGAAATGTAAGCAGACTCCACTACCCCTAGAACCCGATTCGGATCATGATTGAAGAGAAACGGTGCTGCTCCATTTAATCTGGATAAGTCAGCACTTCCTCTTTCGTGGCTTAACACTTCGTCACCAAAAAACCTACGAACTGGTGCTTCCGATGAAAAAGGAAACTCGAAAGTTCTTGCTTTTTTCTGGTCGAAGTCAGTGACTTCTTTTCTTTGCAGCTTATCTTCTGCTGAGATTACCCTGATTGGAGCAATCTTAGTCAAAGTAGAAAACTTATGACCAACTTTGCGATCTGTTGCTTCACCATCTCTATATAGAGTGATTAAAGCAGCAGGGTCATCAGGTGTTCCTGTGATCGTAAAAGAAGAGTCTGGCACATCGATAGAACCATCTCTAACAATACGAGTAATTTTTCCTCGTGCCGTACCTCCACTTGAAGACCAAGAAACAAAATCTCCTGTCTTCAAAGCGTCAGGTGCTGCACGTTCTTCAGTCTGTTCAGACATAGTACGCTCCCTAGCTTTTTTAATTTGGTTAGACTTGGTTCTAGACCAAGACTGCCCTGCGTCTCCGCCCCAAGCAGCCCAACTGACCCTCCCGTTGCTGGGATAGCCGTCTTCGCCCTTGCGGAAACCCTTGCCCGATTTGTCCGACTCGTGCCGGGCAAACCACGCATTCATAGTTATAACAGTATCTGGACTTAGCTGGTTACCACTTAATATTTGTGTTGCTCTTGTTCTTGCATCATCTGTACCTCCAGCTTCTCCGTCTTTTTTCCATTCTCTATATCTTCTAGCTTCTACTCTCATTCCTTCCGTGGGCATAAGGTTAATATCCACCCCATTAACATTTGCCATTTACTTTTTACTCCTTTTAGTGGGTTTCGATTTTTCTTGTTGAGGCGGTGTATTAGGTGAAAGATCAAGTTCCATCTGACCCATCTCAACTTCTAAATCAAGATCTTTATCCAATATTACACCTAAATTACTTGCAACATCCTGTTCTCTTTTTATTTCTCTAACAATATCATCATAATCTCCACCACCACTCATTGCTATTACTTGTGACTTACTCATATACCCTGCCTGTTCTGCTTCTCTATAAGCTTTCACCTCCTTCAAAGGATCAACAAAGTGTTGGGCTGGTGGTGTCCATCTAGGCTTACAGTATCTTTTGGGATTACTTGTGTAATCTGGAAAATCAAGCTCACCAGATAAAACAGCCAAAGATAACCATTCTTTAAATATTCGATAGTGAAAATTCTGAATAATATATTTCTGACAAAATCTCCAATGTTCTCTATCTTCAAGCAAGCTTAATCTTGAACTAGAATAGTTCGTCTCCGAAAAATCTTTTGATATAGTTTCATAGCTACAACCAAATCCGCTGGCAAACCTTCTCACCTTGTTTTTGATAAACATCTCATATTGCTGACTTGGGTAGTCAATATCAGGTACAGAAACAGATTCTCCGGGAGCTAAATATTTAAATGTACCAGGCTGAAAGTCTTGCACACGTTCACTTGCTTCTACATCATCTCCAATAAGTTCTCCAGAATTATTGGTAATAAACCCGGTTACCGAAGCTCCCTGCCTAGCTCTAATTACAGCAGCTTCTTCATATCCTTGAAGTTGATGCAAATCATCCATTACTGGATGAAACCAAGGTACTCCTCTGTTTTGACCAGGTCGCTCTGGCATATATAAATGAATAATATCTTTAGCTGGTAAAAGTAAATTTTCTTTTTGTTTCCCTTGGTTAGTTAAATAATATGCATCCCCAGGATGTCTAGACATAATGCTATATCTGACGGCTTTTCCCCACATATCAACTTCAACTCCATTTCGCCATTCATTACCTTTAGCTAATGTCGCACCACTATATTCTTCGTCTAATAAATCACTTTCAATAACTTGTAAAGCTAAAGGTACTTTAGATTCTCCAAACTGTTGTCTAACTATTCTAAATATTGCTTCTCCGCTTTCTGGTAATGCGCCAGCCAAAATCCATTCAAATTCGTGAAAGCTATGCCTCCCTGCACAATCACAGTTATATGCCTGTGTCCATTCATCCCACTTTTCTTCTATAACATCATTAATTCTTTCGTCTCTTTTACCACCTCTTATCTGTTTTACTAGCGACTGAAACTTCATACCAGTTCCAACTACGTTTAACTGTGTGGTTCTTTTTGCCTGTTTTGCATATGGATTATTTCTTATAAGTTCTCTAGATCTATCTCTAAGTTTTCTAATGCTATTTCTAATTTCTGCGTCTGGACTTAACTGACTTGCTCTCCAATCAGCAGTTAATCTACTAATTAATGCACCTTGATAAGCTCTTTTACCTTTTCGTCTCATGTATTGAGGTACGAACAATCTAACAATTGCTCTTTGAAAAACATTCATTATTTGAACCTCACATACATAGTTCTAGGATTACCAAGACCATTAGCCATTGATTGTGCTTGTTTTTCTAAGTTTACCTCAGATAAGTACTGTGTCCTTAACATATACAATTCTGGTAAATCATATTTCTTAGCTGTTCTTGTTCCTATTTTATATTCCTGTACAGCACCACCCTTTAAAATATTATCTATAGCTGTATTTATTAAATCTAAAGTTTTTTGTGCTGTAGTTCTTCCATCAAATGCTTTTGGATTTGATCCAGTAAACTGCATACTTTCTAAAACTTTAAATTCTCCTTGAGCTATAGTCATTGGAGTATTTCCAGATTTAGTTGCAACTGCTTGGTAATACCAATTACCATCTAACATCGTAGATGTAACAGTGTTTGTCATGGTAAACTTAAAACTATCCCCATCAGCTGTGCTACTAACACTTACACCTTGTTTTGTTTTGTTAGTTCTTAAATAATATGTAACAGACCAATCTGGACTGCTTATAGGATTACCATAAGTGTCAGTTGTTGCGTTTAGAGTCCACTCAATAGTGTCTCCAGAACGAAATTTAGTGGGAAATAGCACGGTTTTTACCAGTTTGAGACGAAATTAGGCCGTTTAGACCTGTTTATCTTCCTTGAGTCTAGCTTAGACTTGGAATTACTATCATTGTTTGTTCTTTTTCTTTCAAATTGATCAAAAATAGTTCTTCTGTCATATTTTTGTAATAACCTCTCAAAGCTAGCCCAACTATAAACCATTTCGTCCAAAGCTTCATTTCTTGCACCACTTTTTTTTGCCCAAACACGTTCTTGGTATCCATTTTTATATTTTAATATTTGTTTCTCTGCTGTAAGTTCTTCAAAGTAATCATGTGTTACTTCTTTATAAAAATGAATATACCCTTCACCAATTTCTGCGTCTCGTAATTTGTTATGTAATAAAGTTTTGATCATATCTACACCAATTGGAAATAATTGCACTCCTCGTTTCAAAGATTTACCTACATAATTAATATCAACCATTGATGGTTTTCCTAAAGCTGGTTTTCCTTTTGTTCCTATACCTTTTATTCCTATCAAACCCCAAGCAGATCTTTCTCTCACATACTGATAACATTCCTGAGTGTAGTGTCCTCCAGTATCCAGTGCAGCACTTAAAATTTTTAATTCATGACCACTCTCTGTTTTATATACATTTAATAAAGCTTCATCTAACTGTTTCCATACATCTTTTCTTGCAGGGCTACCATATATAACTTTTCTATCAATTAAAAACATTTCAAAATTTTTACCAAAACCAAAGACAGACATTGATAAACGATCATCTTGTGTATCAATTCCAGCTACAGCAATCAATGCCTCGTCTGGAGGTGCTGCTTGGCTGTATTGGGAATCAGCTGCCCTTTCCATCAAACCATCAGCATTTACTTTTGCTTGGTAGCTATCATCCCAGGTCTCTCCTAAAATGGTATTTATAAATGTCTTTAACTGTTCTGGATCATCTTTCGATGCTAAAAACTCTTCTACTAAATTTGCCCATGTTGCGTTTGGGCTATAAGAATAAGCAGCCCATATATGAAAACCTATATGTCTAGGGTTAGAGGATGGGGCAGTAGACCTCCATTCACCTCTTTCGACCATCCATCGTTTCTTAGAGTGATCAATTAATTCGCTACAGGATTCGCATTTATATTTAACTGTATCTGGATCATTGTCCATCCAAGTAAATTGTGACCATCGCAAATATTGCATATGACCACATTTGGGACAAGGACAGTAATATCTTTTTTGATTAGTCTGTAAAAACATTTTTTCAATACGACTAAAATCTTTTAATGTTGGTGTTGAACCAGCAACTATTTTTCGATTCCAATAGTATTCAGTTCTTCTAATACCAAGCTTGATCTGGTCACCTTCAGTTCCAGCACCACCAACTGGATATCCATCTACTTCATCAAAAAGTACAATACGTCTACTTACTCTACGAAATCCTCTAGGTGAGTTTGCACCAACTAAAGAAAGAGTTCCACCAGGAAAGTTTTTTTGCAAAATTGTATTCTGACCATCTTTTGCTTTTGGATCACTTATTAAACCTTGTAAACATTTGGTATCCCTAATCATGCAAGCTATTTCTTCTTTAGAATACCCGGCAGCGTCCTCAATAGTCGGCTGCACAATCATCATATTGCAAGCGTCCATATGGATATGATATCCAATCACATGATTGAGAATCTTTGAATAGCCAACCCTAGCTGACTTCATTACAACTATCTGCTCAATATTAGGATCAGTTACTGCATCCATAATTGCTTTTTGATAAGGCAAAGTTCTCCACCTCCCAGCCTCGCTTGAGGATTCTGCGGAAAGATATGCATATTTATCTGCCCAATCACTAAGTGATAGTTTTTCTGGTGGCTTGAAAGATAAGAAAAAAGCTTTTTCTAAACTTTGCGTAGATGTCATACAGTTGCTAATTCTTCTAACGCTTCACGAATAATGTCATCAATACAGGCAATAGCAGTCGTATCTAAATCAGGTAATCTTTGTTTTGCTTTGGTTGGGATGCCTAATAACTTAGTTCGTACAACTGTCACTATGTTTACCCACGCATCTTCTATCTCTTGCACATTAACTAATTCACTTTCTAATTTTTTCTTTTCTATCTCCATCATTTCTGCTTTTAAATGTTCGGTTCTAGCTTTACTTTCGTTGTAATCAGGAAAAGATTCTGTTTCTTTTATTGGTTTAGGACGATAAGAAGGTGATTTTACCCTCATAAACTGGGTGTTCTTAGTCCATTCGTTCATTAAGGTGTCTGAATTTATCCAAATCTTACCTTTCTCATCTGTTATCGGAGTGAGACGACCTTCTTTTATCGCACCATATACAGCTTGAACTGTTACCCCCATTTCTTTTGCAGCTTGTGATCTGGTAATTAATGGCATAATTGTAAACTACTTACACTTTATAGAATAGCGTAAACTAAAAATAATGGTATAATACTAGGCTATCACTAGAGCGTAAAAATA